CAGTTTGTTGCGATCCGTGCTTTGTCTAAAGATTCTTGTGCAATGATAATACCACCTTTAGTTTTTTCTTTTGGTGTAAAAGGTAAAACTAAAAGCCTCCAACCAGATGGTTGTGGTAATTCACTTTTAATATCTGATACATTAGTCTCATCAACTCTTTTTACTTCTTCTACCGACTCGACTTTTTGTTCTTTATACTTTTCTTCCAAAGCGTTTTTATGCTTTGGGACCTCGTTTTTCGAGGTCAATAATTGTTCCTTCGTCATTTTTTTGCTCCTTCTTTTCTAGCAGGTTAGAGATTTCCTGAATAATATACTGGTAGGCATGTGCCTGTCCTAGCATATACTTGTATTTTTCCATGTTGTCAACGTTTCCTGATAACATACTTTCTCCAACATTCTGATACAGGTCTCTTAGTTGACGTTGGATTTTTACGATCAATTCTAAATCATTCATTTTCAAAATCCTCCAAAGCTTGTTTCTTATCTTTTGCTTCAGCTATTTTACCTAGTAGCTTATCTATTTCTTCTAGGTGTTGTGGATGTTCACCAATGGCAACAGGATTATCTAGATAGATATTCACAGTAGCATCAGCTGTAGCTATGTCTGCTTCATATTTAGTATGAAGTGCAGATATTATTCCTTTTCTACTCACGCTTTCCTCTCTTTCCTAATTGATTCTTTTCCTTTTTTAAATATGGAAGCCACTTTTGACTTGCCCATAACCTTAGCTCTTTGCTCTCCTACTGTGAGGATTTGTATTTTTCTAGCAAATGGTTTATTAACTTTCTTAACCTTCGCCACGGTTTTGCGAGCATCCGTCGGCGTAGCAAATTTAATTGATACCGTATCCCTTGGATTTTCATCTGTATACAATCTCCTTCCTGAGCCTTTAGGCTTTTTTCCTGTTCCTTTTTTTGGGTCCATTTAACATTTCCATCTTCTTCGTGCCTGACGGATACGTGAATTAGGATCGTTTCGTGTTTTAGCTGACGCTCGTTTAAGTTGTCCAAGTGATCTTGCACAATATGACTTTCTACGTTTTGCAGCTTTTGACCCTTTTTTCACTTTACCGGTCACGGCTGTTTTTAGTTTAGAGCCAGGATTTAATCTTCTATAGGCTTTGACCCCAGCTTCTGTCATGCCCGCTCCAGACTTTGTAGGTCTAAAGTTCTTTTTGTTTCTAGCAGGCATAGAGCCTTTAGAAAATTCTGTTCTTGTTTGATAATCTGTTCTCATTAATCCAACATACCTTTGTAATATTTAGCATAAGATGGATTGTTTAATTTTACGCCGCCATATTCAGAATTAATTGCAGGTCCTATGTATCCACCACTAGAAGCTTTTTTACGTTTTGCAAACGTAGCTGCTCTTGATGGTGTTGGTCCTGTATTTGATTTAGCTTGTTTTCTTCTTACGGCACCCGCACGCTGACCTTTGGACATCGCTCTTGCTTTTGCAATGGGCACGCATTTTGGATAATTTTTTCGCTTTTCTCCCTTGGAACGGCCACACTTTGGATATGAGCCATCCGATTTTTTGTTGGCAATATCTACCCAATTCTGTTTTACCCACTTACGCAGTCCCATATTAAATGCATCTTTTTCTTCGAGCTAATCCTGCAGCTTGCATGGATCCGCCTTTAGCAGCTTTTGCTCTATTCTTTTTTCCACCTGGTGTAATTTTACCAGAGCATACACCTGATGCATACATGTTTGCATATGCAGATGGATAAACTTTAAATTTTCTTTTCGCTGCTGCTTTACCTTTTGGACAGAGTTTTGCCATTACGCTCTTCCACCTTTTTTGAAATAACCCATTTTAGCTACAACTTGAGGTGCCTTCTTTTTTAGTTTTGCTAAACCTGGTTGTTTTTTAGGATCGATTTTTTTCTTACCACCCATTTTCTTTTCAGGTGTTCCTTTTTTATATCCAGGTCTCATCATGCCGCCACCCATGGCGCCACGTCTATTTGCTATTTTACTATATCTTGGATTTGCCATTATTTTTTTCCTCCTCTAAATATTTGTGTACCCTTTATACCAAAAATACTCGCAACTACAAGGATCCATAAATTAGTGAACCATTTCGGAAGCGACTGGAAATACTCAAAAAACAATTTTACCTTCTCCATCGCAGTTGGATCGTCCGACATAACAGCCCACATTAAAACAATGATAGGGGCTGAGATGATCACGAGTACAAATTCGTCCTTATAATCGTTTTGACGTGCTTCTAAAAGTTTGCCTTGGTAAGCTTCCTCACCTCGGGCCATTTTTTCTGCATGCATTAGTTGTGCATCAGACATAGCCATTTTAGTCTTCTGTTTATTCGCGTAAATTTTGCTTCCTGCTTGTAAAGCAATTTTTGCTAAACTAAACCAAGCCATATTAGTACCACTTAGCTTTTCTTTTTTTCTCTGCTAAGATATTTCCTTGACCTTGAACCTCTGCGTCTTGTGTTTCAGTTGGATTAGTTGTTTCAATCTCTTTTCCACCTTCAACATAACCATCTTTGTTCGTAAACATTTCGTGGTTCAGGCTTTTTTTGTTTTCTTCTGCCATATTAGCTCCTTTTTTTTAATTTTTACTATTTTTTTGTAGATTAGTCATCTATTTTTTTAATTATCACGCCACCTTGGCCCATATCTTTAGCACTTGGCAACGTTTTTGATAAAATTGTCTTTTCGATTGATGTATTAGCTCTTAATTTTGCTAAATCTTCGTTTTGTTCAAGTTTTTCGTCTTGATTTTCTTGATTCATCATCGCTCTCATTCTATCAAGGTTAATTCTCTCTTCACCTTCTTGTTTTTTTCTAGCATTTTCTTGTGCCTGAAGGTCTAACTCTCTAGATCTTAGTTTTGCAATAGGATCATTATCAAATTGAGAAGTAATTTTCTTCTCTTCCTTCATAAATTCTTCCATCATGTCAGCAATAAGTTGTGCTTTTCTTGCTTCAATCTTTTCTGCCATCATTTTTAATTGCATTTGCATTTGTGGATTTTGCATTGCTTGAGGATTTTGTCTCATAGCCATAATTTGTTGCATCTCTTGTCTAAATTCTACCTCAACCTGTTCTGTTGCCATCAAAGAAATGTGTTCAAAACAATTTTTCTCTAACGCAGCCATCACCATAGGATTATTTCTAGCCATGTTTGTTGCCATAAAATTTAAATGCGAAGTTATGTGTGCTCTATGATCTTGACCAGGGAAAGCTTGGAATGGTTTCCCAGCGAGAGCATCAATGTGCTCTAACGCTGGGTCCTTCGGTGTGGGAAGCTGTTGTGGTTTTAAAATTTTATCTATCTCTTTTACACCCAGAGCTTCGTACATATTTCTATATGCTTGATACAAATTATGTATTTGCGGGGCCGATGTTGCCAGTTGCAGTTCCGACTGTGCGAGGGAAATACGCTGTGTCTGAGAAAATATATTTGGATCTGCAACCGGCAATATATCTACTCTGTCATCAAAGTCAGATTGTTTTATCATTCTTTGACCACCAACAACATCGTAGGGATATTCTTGGGGTAGATATAACTTGAAAACTCTTGCTAATATTTTAAATTCTTTTTTAAGTGAAGCATAAATTCTTTTATGAATTGCAGACATTGTTCTGCTGCCCCTTTCCAACAAGGCTACTGTCGTACCCACTGCCGCTTGTTGATTACCCTCACCTACTTGCAGGTCTGCTATTGAAGCGAATCTTTGACCTGCAGATACTACGACGCCCATAAGCTGTAATAAAGTTCCTGATGGTTCTTTAAAAGGAAGCATCATGAAAGAATCTCTAATGTTGCCACCTGGTGCGTCTACATCTCTAAATTCACCAGGTTGAATAGCTTGTGCATCATCTCTAATTCTAATGCCTCTTTGTTTAAATCCTGCGGGTAAATTTGATAAAGTTCCTGCATCTAATAATTGTCTTAATGCAGATGTTGCAGTTCTAGATAATCCACCGATCATGTGAATTAATCCAAAACCGTAAAAACCTAAACCTGGTAAAAATTTAAAATGTACAAAATAATCTACTTTGTTTTTTAAAGGATCGTTTATTTCGTAGTTTCTTCTAATCGATATAACTTCTCTAGAATTTTCTTCAACAGTTACAACGTATGGAAGTTTAATTCCTGTTGGTTCACCGTCTTGTCCCATGTCTTCAAAACCTTCTAAATCTAAATTCACATGACATTCTAGTAAATTAAATACATCTTCGTCTCGTCCTTTTGTTTCTCCTTGAAGTTCTCGTTCTTTTTTCTCAACTTCACTTTCATTTACCGGACCTGGTTTTAATTCTATATCTCTATAGAAACCAGCGACTTGTTGTTTTCTTAATTCGTTTTCTGACATTTGTACGCGATGAATGATAGACTCCGCATCATCTAATGAGGTAGCTGTATACGGAACAATCAAATCATCAGCGGGTACAAATTTTGAGCAAGCCATTTTTGCTGCTTCGTCATAGTAGACTTTTTTAAAAGCAGAGCCTGCTAATGGTAGATGAAATAACAAAGAATCAAAATCAGGTTCATAGTCAGTCATCTTTTCCATTATCTGGTAATTCATAAAATCTTTTACTCTTCTTGATTGTTGTTCTTTTTCTGGTGTTGCTACACCTAAAATTTGTGTTCTAACAGGACCTTCTGCTGGTAATAATTCTTTGTAAGCTAAAGATTGAAATTGCGTAACAGCTTCAGCTAATACAGGGTGAGTTGCACCCGATGCTCCTTGAAAAGGTTCTGTTCTGTTGTCGTATTTAAAACCTAATAAATCTAAACCTTCTCTGTAAGATCTTTCCCAATCTTTTCTAGAGTTTTTGTAATCTTGGTAATTTTGAAAAAGTGTCGAACCTAATCTACCTAATACTTCGTCAGGTAAATGTTCTGCTAAGTTATCGTAGTGGTTTTGTCCACCTTCAACAGATCCTATCGCAGGGTCGTAATTGATATCTACTGATCCATCTTCGTTCTCTGATATTTCTACAGGTTCACCTTGTTCCGCAACTTTCTGTTGCTCTTCTTCTTGAGCGACTTCTAGTTCTTCAGGTGATGGTACTTTTATCTCTTGCTCTACGTTTGGAAGAGACTTGTCTATGTCTGCCATTTATTTTCTCCAGTTTCACAGGTTTAACAGTATTGTAATTAATAAGCAAGCCCTCAG